ACCGGATCAACCGGCTTGATTGAAGTGATTAAGCAAGTGCCAGAAACCGGATTCCCTTTCACTACAACTATAGTTGAAGAAAATGAAAGATACCTATTTACCTAAAATTAAACCAATGAAAGAAATACCCATTTTATTCAGCACCCCTATGGTGCAGGCCATATTAGAAGGCCGGAAAACCATGACCAGAAGAATCATAAATCCACAGCCAGATGATTCAGGACTATGGAATGACGATTTATATCCTTGCTCGTTAGACAGTGATCTGAAAGGTTGGAATGGTACTGTTGATGAAACAGGAGAGAGTAAGGAATTCAACTGCAGATATGGAAAACCCGGTGACGTGCTTTGGGTACGCGAAACATTTGGCATTTATTTAGGAGCATTCCTTTTTAGAGCTGGATATAACGGCATTTTTAAAGGAATAAAATGGAAGCCATCTATTCACATGCCTAAAGATTATGCCCGGATATGGTTACAGGTTGAAGAAATCAGGGTTGAACGGCTAGAGCAAATTTCATCGAATGATGCAAGAGCTGAAGGAATAAAATTTTCAATGAGTCCAATTGGTTTTTGTGGATGGGATTATCAAACTGGCGGATACAATGTAATGACTACTCCAGTGACTTCTTTTATGACTTTATGGCGCTCTGTTCATGGCATTGAACGATACGAAAAGACAGGAAATCCATGGGTTTGGGTCATAAAATTCAAAGTACTCAGCACAACCGGAAAGCCAGAAATTGTAAATCGTAAATTATAAAACAGTAAATCCAAAACCCAATGTCAGCAACTAAAGAACACCACCACTACCAGATTGAAGCCGGACAACGCGGCAAACAGCATAAAATCTCCTGGCTCAATATGCCCGGCTATAAGCCCGAAACATGGAACCCTATTGTGGGCTGCTCAAAAGTATCTCCAGGATGCGACAACTGCTATGCCGAACGTATGGCTATACGTCTGGCCTGTATGCCAAATAAGTCAGTAAGCTACGACTATAAAAGCGTGCTGTTTCCTGATCAAAACAATAAACAAACTTCATGGAACGGCCATACGCTTTTTCGTCAGGAACAAATCCTTACCCCATTGAAATGGAAAATCCCGCGCATGGTATTCATTTGCTCTATGAGCGATCTTTTCCATGAACAAACCGACTTTGAAAAGATTGATGTCATTTTTAGGTTGATGTCAGACCTCGATCAACACATTTACGTGATCCTGACCAAACGCCCGGAAGTAGTTTTGCAATTCTTTTGCTGGAAAATTTTGCGATCGGGCTATAACTGGCGCCCAAAAGATAATGTCTGGTTTGGAGTGACTGCAGAGAACCAGGAACAGGCCAACATCAGGATACCACTTTTATTGAAGATTCCGGCTGCCAAACGATTTGTAAGTATTGAGCCGATGTTGGGACCCGTTGATCTTACGACTATGCCAACAAAGGACATGTTTTATACCCATTTTAACTCACTAACCGGTTGCCTTGAAAATTCGATAACAGATAAAAAACAGGAAGCATACAATCGGCAAAAAGGGTTTGAGGGCTACCACAGAACTCATATCAATTGGATTATCTGCGGAGGCGAATCAGGTACCAAAGCCCGGCCCATGCACCCCGATTGGGTTCGATCAATACGCGACCAGTGCCAGAGTGCCGGTACTCCTTTCTTTTTCAAGCAATGGGGCGCTTATGCTGAAAAGATGATGTTTAACGACGAATGCAGAAAAGTACCTGTTGGAATTGACGGAAAACAACACCACAACTGGCCAAAACTTGAAACTATTTAATCATCGTTAGTTTGTGTAGTTTTAAAAAATACGTGATGAAACGAGCATTTACTGAAGAACAAAAGCAATTCATAAACGACTATTATCCTGAGCGTGGGGCTGAATGGGTTGCCAATCAATTGGGCAAACTTTCCAGTCAGATAAAAACTTATGCCTCGAACCATCACCTTTACCGGATAAATTTTTATCATATCTGGATCGAAAGCCAACTGGAGAAACTTACCAATGAATTTCCGCACCGGAGGACTGATTTGATTGCTGCCGAACTGGGTTTAGCCTATCACGTTGTATCCAATCAGGCTTACCGCATGAAACTCAAAAAAACGGATGTCTTTTTAAGTTCTTCGGAGTGCAACCGGCTCGATGGACGAAAAGGTTCATGTACACGATTTGAAAAAGGTCATACTCCGGCAAATAAAGGAGTGACCATGAGCGCGGAACTTCGTGAAAAAGTAAAACATACCTGGTTTAAACCCGGCTACGAACCTACATCAACAAAATACGACGGTTATATATCAACCCGTATCAATTCGCACGGCCATCCCTATCTCTATATCAGGATTGAAAAAGGAAAGTTTGAAATATTGCACCGGCACAACTGGAAGAAAGTAAACGGACCAATCCCTGAAGGCATGATTTTACGCTCGAAAGACGGCGATTCATCGAATTGTGATCCGGATAACTGGAAATTAGTTGACCGTGCCGGACATCTTGGTGAAAATTCGGGCCGTGAGGAATTAACCGACAATTATATTCTGGCTAAACTGACACACCGGGCTCCTGAATTGAAACCTATATTTTCAGAAATGCCCGAACTAATTGAATTAAAAAGAAGTCAAATCAAATTAAAACGTACAATCAATGAGCTTACTGAAACTCCAACAAATGATTGATAGCAAAAAGCAATTTAGCTATCGCAATCAAATCGCATTAATTAAAGAGTTTACAACCATCCACGGAGAAATTGAGATTCAGGTTGAGATAAACGGTCAGCCACAGGCATTCGTCAAAGAAAATGAAGCAAAACTGGGTTTATTTCTCGATTGCTTTAAGGAAATTAAAACCGATGACGTTTCGGTTCAAATGATTAATTCCAATACTCCTGTAGTACCGCGTCAGCAAAAATACGCTCCCGATCTTTATGTAGAATCGAGAGGCCAGTTTAAAAGCTTAACTGATATGTTGATGGCTGATATTGAAAAGGTTCGTCAAGATCCTGCGTATGTCAGTCAGGCGAAACAGGTTTGTAACAATGTGAGCGCCATTGTAAATATTACCAGGCTTCAGATCCAAATGCTTCAAGATAAATAAACTCTATGAAAACCATTAACCAGGGACGGCCACGGTCTTCGTATTTCTCTATTATCCAAACACCTGATGTAGAGATTGCCCGTGGCGAAGAAATAAACTGCATCAACCCAAATAATCAGACGGAAACCAAAGCAGTGGTGGTTGATAAATATACCTACCCGTGGGCGCTGATGCCCGATAGTTTTTGTTTGCTCACTTACGGGTGGCTGTCCCAGGAGCTGAAGGAGCAAATTGAAACACGGTTCCCGCAAATGAAAGAAGATCCCGAAGTAAGGTTCTTGTTACTCAAAGAAATAAAATAGCATACTATGGATGTTCGCGAAGTCATTGACCGCATCAACGAAGATATTGCAGAGGTAATTGGCAACTATGTTGATTTAAAAACAATAGGAAACAAACACAGGGCGTGTTGTCCGTTTCACAACGAAAAAACCCCTTCGTTTACGGTTACTCCGGCCCGTGGAATTTACAAATGTTATGGTTGTGGCAAAGGTGGCGATGCCATCAGCTTTATTCAGGATAGTCAGGGCGTAGGATTTAAGGAGGCCGTTGAAATTGGAGCCAAAAAGCTAAATCTCGACTTCGTCTGGATCTCAGACAAATCGAACTTTAACGACGAAGAGTATAAGCACAAGGAAGCCCTCCGGATAGCCTGCCAGAAAGCGGCTGAATTCTTTTCAGATCAGTTGAAAGCCAATCCGGAAGCCATCAAATATCTGAAAGACCGTGGCTTTGATCCGATATCGGAAACATGGACCGAACCCGTAAAGGATGTTCCGGAAGATGAAAATCCGGACGAAAAACTAATATGGCAGGCGGCTGAACTTTTTGTTCTTAAAGGGAAGATATCAAGCGCCATTCTTCAGCGAAAATTTCAGATAGGGGTGAAACGGTCGGCAGACTTATTGGATCAGCTCGAAGAATTAGAAATTATAGGAAAAAATGAGGCTGAAAAATGGCAGCTACGGGTTTCAAATATCAACGAACTTACTGCCTTGATGTTTGAGACCAGGAAGAAAAACAAGGCCGAAATTGAACCAATAATACCAAAAGTTTACGATAACAATGTTCTCCCGTTTATGATAGGATTTGCTCCGGATGGTAACGAGCTTCTGAAATGGGCCAAAAAAAACGCGGTTGGACTGAACTTGCTGATCGAGGCTGATCTGATTAAATCAAAGGATGACCGTGAATATGATACTTTCCGTAACCGGATCATGTTCCCAATCGTTAGCAAATCGGGTAAAATTATCGGGTTTACAGGCCGAACGCTGAGTACTGACAAGAACATCCCCAAGTACCTTAATACCGGCGACACACCAATATACTGCAAAGGCAATGAATTGTTTGCCCTTAACCTGGCTCGCAACGAAATAAAAAAGGAGGATAAAGTTTATCTGGTTGAAGGAAATTTTGATGTCAGCCGGATGCACCAAATCGGGGTACTGAATACCATTGCTCCCTGCGGAACTGCCTTAACCATTGAGCAGGCCAGGCTCCTGAAACAATACACCAATAAAGTAACGCTGATTTATGACGGAGACCCCGCAGGACAGAAAGCCATGTCGAAAAACGCGGAGATCCTGATCCGCGAACAATTCCATGTTTCGGTTATCATCCTTCCGGAGAAAGAAGATCCTGACACTGCTTTCCCAACGCTGGAAGCTTTTGAAAAAGCCAATTCAGACCAGGTTGATTATATCATCCACAAAACAACCGAGGTAAAAGAAAAGAGTCAGAACCCGGCCTATAAAGCCGATCTGATTAAAGATATCTCGTTCCTGGTAACCCGGTACGACGAACCGTCGAAACACGAAGTTTATCTGGATGAGATATCAAAAATTATTGGCCCTAAAAAGCTTTGGCAGGATAATTTCAAATCATTTCTGGCCGATAAAGCTCCGGTTGAAACTAAGAAATCGAGAGCCATTCCGGCAAACGTTTCGCTCGACGAGTATTATGAGCGCGGTTTCTATGTCGATCATAACTGCATGTATTTTCAGGACACCAAAGGATCGCCCAAGCAGCAAAGCAATTTTACCATGACACCCCTTTTCCATATCGAGAGCACGGTGAATGCCAAACGCTTGTACGAGGTAAAAAATACACACGGCATAGTCAGGGTTATAGAAATTCCACAGCGCGACATGTGCTCGATACAGGCATTCAAGGTAAGGATTGAAAGCCTGGGCAACTTCCTGTGGACCGGCTCGGAAACTGATTTAAACCGGCTCAAGGCCTGGTTGTACGAAAAAACCAATTCGGCCAAAGAAGTTTCGCAAATGGGATGGAACAAGGATGGAATTTATGTGTGGGGAAATGGCATTTACAACGGCAAATTTACCGAAACCGACAGCTACGGAATTGCTACCAACGAGGGCGAAAACTATTATATCCCATCGGCATCGAGGATTTATTCCGGAGAAGAAAACCTGTTCGAATTCGAACGCAAATTCATACACGTGGAAGGAAACATTTCATTAAGAGAGTACATGAAGAAATTTACCAAGGTATTTGGCGACAATGGTAAAATTGCACTCAGCTTTTATTTTGCCAGTTTGTTCCGCGATATCATTATCCGGAAGTTTTCGAAATACCCGATCCTGAACCTGTTTGGGCCAAAGGGAGCCGGTAAGAATGCCTGCGCCGAATCGTTGCTTCATTTCTTTGGCCGGCTGCCTAAGATCCCGAACCTGCACAACACTTCGAAACCTGCTTTGGCCGACCATGTGGCTACCAGTTCGAATGCGCTGTGTGTGCTCGACGAATACCGGAACGATCTGGAAATGGAAAAACGTGAATTCCTTAAGGGATTATGGGATGGGACCGGTCGCACCCGCATGAACATGGATAAGGACAAAAAGAAGGAAACGACCTCAGTCGATCAAGGGGTGATTGTTTGCGGTCAGCAAATGGCCACGGCTGATATTGCCTTGTTTTCGCGTTTTGTGGTACTGTCGTTCACTCAAACTGAATTCAGTAAGGATGAGATCCGTTTGTACGAGGAACTGGAAGAAATCAATAAACGCGGGCTCACACACATCACTCACCAGATACTAAAGCACCGGGCCTTCTTTAAAGAGAACTATTCGAAGAAAGTTGACCAGGTATCGATTAAACTGGAAGAATTATTAAAAGGTCAACCCGTTGAGACTCGCGTATTTAATAACTGGCTCATGATTATGGCCGCATACGCTACTCTCAACGAGGAATTGGAGCTTCCGTGGGACCAGACTGAAACCATGCAACTGGCCGTTAAGCTGATGCTCACCCAAAACGGCGAAATGAAGAAGAACGATGACCTTGGGCACTTCTGGAAGATTGTTTCGTACCTGGCAGGCTCGAACCTGATTTACGATGACGGGGATTATAAGCTTGTTTATACCAACGAAGTTACCCGCCGCTGGATGGATGGAGGTGTATGGAAGAGCGACAAGATCGTTTACCAGGAACCCAAACAATTGTTTTACCTCACCACGGCAAGGGTATTTTCGCTGTATAAGGGCCAGTGCCTCAGGGAAGGCGACAAACCACTGCCTGAAAGCACCATTGAATATTACCTCAGGAACTCTAAATCATTCCTGTTTGAAACCAAAAAGGAATCGTTTAAGAAAATTGATCCACGCACCGGGCAACAGGAAGTTATTAGTTGGGAAGAAACTGGTATGTATGGCGAAAAGATTACCAAAACTAAAAAGAAACGGACCAGCACCACTGCTTTTGTTTTTGATTACAGCCTGCTGAATATATCGATTGAAACAGGAGAAGATTTAGAGCTTACTCCCCCTTCGATAAACTCAGCGGGCGCAGCTCCGTTGTCTGAAACGGAAACTCAGGCATCGATTGATTTCGAGGCTAACGATCCTGAGAAGGATGATTTACCATTTTAAAAACCAAATAATACCCAAATTATGAACGAATTTACCAAACAGGAAAAAGCAGACATTCTACAGGGGCTAAATGCATCAATAAAACGATTACGTGGCAAAATAAAAAACGACGAAATCCATGAACGACATGATTATAACCGCATCACATGGCTCAAAGAGAAGATTGAACGGGCAAGATTATTGATCGAAAAACTGACCATCAATGGCGAAGAAGAAACAATTAACGGAACTGGAGAAAGACGGCTTCGAGATTGTTCCTGAAACCGTTGGGCGGATCATTGACAGCATCTGGATCAATGAAGAAACGCAGGTTTTGAAAATCAAATTTGCCTCAGGTGGAACATTGGTTTTTCAACCAATTTACCCAATAAAATTATGACTGATCTGAAAAGCCTTTTGCCTGATGACTTCAAGATTGTTCCAGCTAAATCAGTTTGCATTGGATGTGTATTCCTGATCGAAGCTCCTGAGTTAATCTGCAAGATTACGCGTGATCTGGATCTAATGGATCTGGCCGTAGATATCGACAAACATTTTAAAGTTAATTGCTACAAGAATAAGATAATCTATAAACTAAAAAAACCAGAATTATGAAACAACACTTTATTCAGGTACAATGCTACCAAACAAAAAACAAAGCCCATGCTAAAGCACAGAAATACGTTGCAAAATATGACGACTGCCTGATTGATGACGTTAAACTCGAAGAATTAATTACGGCCATTCATCACCAAATTGAGGAGATTAATCTGGCATTTCTAAGGTGCCATGATATTAGTCTTTCTACAACCTCATTTACTGATGGACATCAAAGCGCATCGGTCGAAGGTAATTTTCATATGAGTATTGTTGAAGTCAAACGATTTGAATTAAGTCAGGAAGGATATGCCCAATGAAAGTCCATTATTTTTATTCGCGTAAATATATCGGTAATTGGTTTAGCGTGAAGATTGAAGCCATTCAGGAAGAAGATGTATTTTACGACAAGGATAATAAACCTGGCAAATCGTTTTTATATATCGAGGTAATTGACACCATGCTCAATAAGGATCCAGAGATATTTCAATCGGTAAGTTTTAAAATCGAATTTGGCAAAAATAGTTGCCATAGTCCGGGATTTAGAACAGAAAAAGAATTGTATGACTATATGAAAAAAGATAGTTACGAGCGATTTAAATCAATTACCCGGGCGCAATACGAACGCATTCGGAAGATGATATTTGCAGCCAACGAGAAACAAAGGTATATGGATTTTGATCTGGTGAGCGAGCCTCAGAAATACGCAATACATGTACTATGAAAGTAGATTTCTATACCAATAACGAACAACTGGCGCCAACGGTAGCCAATTACCTGTTTAGCCAGGAATGCAGCATGATCATTAATGGTCAACACATCGAGCATAATGGGCAATGGTACCAGATAACCGGGCAGCTTGTTCCGGACAACAAATCAGAAGCGTTAGCTGTATTTCTATACCCAATATCCAGGCAACCCATACAGGTGCATCTATAAAGCAACAATCCCCGCAACCAGAGCCATATCCCAACAGGATATGGCTTTTTAAATTTGTCCGGGTATCAACATTACCCAACAAAAATAAAGGGATGTGAGGACCGAAAATGACCATACAGCGCATACCTGCACACCAAATAAACCTTTTATTCATAAAATATATAACTAAGAATTTAGTTTGAAATACAAATACATGTATAACAGTGGCTTTGCAAAATCCCCCCTCGACCCCCCTTCTAAAAAAAATTCATTAAAAAGGAAGTGTGAGCGAAAATAAAAAGCGAATAGTGTAGTTTAAAATAAAAATTGCTTACTTCGCTTACTTCTCTTACTTTCTACTATTTAATTACTTGAATTTCAATTATTTAACTAATCATAATTTTATAAATTTGATTACTACAACTTACGATTAGTTACTTCGCTTACTTTTTTTTCAGAAAATTTACAACATCACCAGGAGCAATCATTTACATTTATAAACCTGACATATTGACAGTTATACCAGCGAAGTAAGCGAAGTAAGCAAAACAGTAAAAATGTGGCCAAACTCACAATTTTTTTTCATGTTGATACAATTGGAACAATAAATTGAATGTATTGATGTAGTTATCTGTTTTTATATGTATATTAGTACCGCTTCATTCACCGGTTTAAATTAGAAATTTTTAACCCGTGAATATTTCCGTATGTCCGATAAAAATCAACCCATTAAGCCCTCAGTAGTTATCGATCTTCCGCCTATTCTCCAGGCATTCTTACGCTTTGCCAATGAAACCCCAAAAGACCAGGAAGAGATTACAGTTAGCCGAAAGACCGAATTTGGCAAACTGATCAATGGCTTTTTATCGAAATCAACCACAACCCCCGACAAAATACCCGTTGAAAACCCTGTTTTTATTGTAGTTCCGCGCACGCCTCATAACTGGTACTCGCTGGAGACGATGTATTGCTACATTAGCAAAGAAGATCAGGAGCAGGTGATTGACCGCATTGAGGTATTATTCAATAAATGGATCGACGTTTTCTTTGAGGATGGATACAAGATGAACCTCTGCCAGCTCGATATTATTGAATCGGTTTTGGACATTTTAAACATCCGGATGAATACAGCAAATTTTGACCAAATTAAAAAACGTGACTACCGAAAAACCAAGTCGGACATACGCGAACGGTCGAAGCTTATATTAAAACAAAGATTGTCAACAGTTTAACAGCTGTAAAAATATTTTTCTAAAATACAGTCTGTAAATATTGATTTAAATTAGAAAAAACCAACAAAATGAACACACCTTTTGAAGACCAAAACCTGGGAAATATTAAAACGATCAGCCTGATCGTGCTTGAAAATCTTATTTCGATACCCCAACCGGTTGCCGGTGAAATTAGTTTCAATGATCTGAGTATTGCAGACGGCAAAGCATTTCAGGAGATATACTTTACTCCAGAGACGGGATCGTTCAGTGAAAATGAAGACAGGACCAATGCCGGAAGTGTATGGAAAAAGGAAATTAACATCCAGATTCCAAAAATCAGGTCTGAAATCATTGCTGAGCTCCAAAACTTCGAAAACAGAAAGAATGCCGCTTTGGTGACCGATATGAATGGAACCGGTTTTTTGGTTTTTCCGCTCCGAATTTTGAGAAAAAAACAAATTCCGGGGCAAATAACTTCAAATAATGCCATAATGCTGAATTTGACGGGTGTTTCGATCAGTGAATCGCCTGTAATTACAGACCTTCCATAGCCTTTAGTCCTTTATTTACCCTTTGTTCTATTGTAAAGTTGTATGCTTAAAAGCTACAACTATGCAATACTCTATCGCGAAAGACATTTTTGGTTCACCCTGGTATTTGCATGCACGAGGATTACAGCAATATATGCCAATCGTTCGCGGGATGCTGGGCGGCGCCATGATTGTTGAAGAAACAGAACCCAAAGAAAATATTCCTTTTGCCATTTCAGCCAACACCCTTACTCCAGTCGCCAGTTATTGGGACGATGACGAGGACGATGACGCTCCGGAAGTTGATGAGCCTACTTACGAAAAAGTAGTGCATGTACTACCGGTACGTGGCGTACTGATGAAGAACGATATGATATGTGGTCCGGTTGGATCCAGAACATTAGCCCGCAGGCTGATAAATGCTGATAACGATGAATCGGTAGTTGGCCATGTAATGATTATTGAAGGACCGGGTGGTGCTGCCAATGCCGTGCCGGAATTAACCGATGCCATACAGAAATGTACCAAACCAATTGTAGTGTGGGTCGATGGCATGATGGCCAGCGCGCACATGTATGTTGGCGCGTTTGCAAATGAGCGTATTGCATCCAGACCAACCGACCTGGTTGGTTGCATTGGTACCATGTTGGTTTATTCGGGCCGCATTGCGAAAAGCGATGAAGACATGATGAAAGAACGCGAGGTAACCATTTATGCCGATGATGCTTTCGAAAAAAACGAGGAATATGAAACGGCCATTAATGAATTCGATTTCAAACTTGCCAAAGAAAGAATACTGAATCCTCATATGATTCAATTTGTGAACGACATGAAGGCTCAACTTTCGGGAGTGGAAGATAAGCATCTGCATGGACGCACATTCCAGGCCGGTGAAGTGATAGGCTCACTGGTTGACCGGATCGGAAGTTTTGACGATGCCGTTAACCGCGTGATTGAGCTGGCCAACTACACTAAAAAAGAAATCCCTGCTTCCAATTCAGGAGGTCAGACGGAAAATAATAATTCAAAAATTAAGTCATCCATGAAGTTTCCAAAAATCCAATCCGCCCTGGCCCAGGATTCACTTGAATTCGAAGCCGATGGTCGCCGCACTTTCACCGAAGATGAAATGACGGCGCTCGAAACTGCTATTGGTGAACCCGGTTCAGCCGAACTGGAACACCAACTTGAACTGGAAAATTCGGCCAGACTTGCTGCTGAAGCCAGTTTGCAAACTGCCCAGGAGGCCGCAACGGCCGCTGAACAGTTGGTTACCGAACGCGACCAGGCTATCGCCTCGTTACAGGGCGAAATCGCTACCCTCAAAGCAGGACCAGCCGAACAAGCTGCCATTGCTGTTACAGAACAAGACGTTGATGGCGCAGTAAAACCTGGCGCGGTAAGTTCTAAACACGAAGACCTTGGTTCACAGCTCGAAGCTGTATCACAGGAATACCTTGGTAAAACCCTTAAATAATTTATATAATGGATGCTGTAAATATTAGCGGACTACAAAGGGCAGCTGTAACTTATCAGAAAGATTTCATGCTGCTCCCTTATGCTGTATTGATTCCTGTATTGCAAGAGCTTAAAATCTCGATGCTTGAGGTGAACAATAAAGACATTGTGATTGTGAAAGAACGTGCTGGCGGCGCTGCCCGTCCATACGTGGCCGGAACGATAAACTACAAAAACGAAATTTCACGTTTGATCGAACGCGAATTGCAAACCTACCGTGCTGTTGCTCCTATTCGGGACAACATTACGAATTACAGTACCAAACAGGTATTGTTCGATGCTGCAAAAAACAAGGTTAATAATCAAAGCAAACAACATCCGCTCGAACGCGATATTATTGCCGACATTATTACCACTGTTGGTGAAGATATTATCGACTGCCTTTTCCATGCAGTTCGTAATGTAGCCGACCAAACCCCACAAGGTATGGCCAATGGTTTCTATACCCTTGCCGATGCAGAGATTGTTGCCGGTGACATTTCTGAAGCCAAAGGTAACCTGGTTGCCTGCGGTGATTTGACTGCTCCTGCCAATGCAACTGACCTGACTGCTTTCAACAGCCTTCGCGACTGGTTGCGTAACATCTATCCAAAATGGCGTCAGAAACCTGCCGTTCTGTATATTCCTTACAATTCGCTGATCAACGTGAAAGATTCGCTGGAAAACAAAAAAACATCGTACAAGGATGTGACTTTTGCCAGCTTGCTCACCCAGCTGCAGGAAGATGCCGGAATTCCTAATTTGCAGATTGTATCGCACTACTGTTTGGGTATTGGAGATCGCCTGATGCTTACCCAACCTGGTAACCTCGATTTGGGTATGAACACTTTCGGCGATGCCGGTTTTGTTCAGGTCCGTTCACCTTTCGAAGATCCTAACGAAGTACAGTTCTGGAACCAGTTTGAAATTGGTATGCGTATCAAAAATCTGAACAAAAACGGATTCATGATCAGCGATGGTTCAGTAACTGGTAATGAACTTTCAGGAGATTACACCGGCTCGGGTGCAGATCTCGGAGTATAATCTAAAAAATCTAAAAAAGGAGGAACTACTATGAACTTTGATGTATTAGATTTTGAGGAAGGCATGAACAATATGGGCGGTTTACGCTCGATCGGTTATTACGGCTTTATTGCCGATGTTGAATCGTTCCCGGAACTTCCGGCAGCTCCTGCAACATTGGAAGAATCGATCGTGATCACCGAAGATATTGTTCTGAAAGCCGGAAAAACAATGTACTCGATGTATGGAACTGCTGAAACTGCCGGTTTAAATGGTGAAAGCCAGGGCGAACGCGACGGTAAAAGCACTAAACGTACAGCTACATGGTTTTACCCAACTACCAGCAAGAAAACGCTGGGAGCTGCATTGAAATTTCAGAACCGGAGAATGTTTTTCGTGTATCAGGAACATGATGGTAAATACCGTTTACACGGATCTCCTTCCTTTCCTGCTGAAGTTTCGGCCAACGACACTACCGGTACTGCAGTAACCGACCGTAAGGGTGTAACCTTCACCATCGCTGACAGTGGTTTTGGCCCCTGCCCAATTTACGAAGGAGCAATTCCTGTTGATTCAGCAATGGATTTGGGAGTTTAAGCGCTCTTTGAAATATCAGAAAGCCCCCGAGTACTCGGGGGTTTTTTTTATACCTAAATAATGGCAACAAAAATTAAACTTGAAAATGAAATAAAGAAGCTCCGGAATGAACTGGACGCTTACCGGAATGGTGAACGTGTAGTTGATGTGATATACCCCAATGTTAAAAAGTTTGTTCAATGGGAAGAAATGAAATATTCGCTCCGGTCGCTCGAAAAAAACCTGACCGTAGTAAAATTCAGGATTTTGATCGTTGGCGAACTTCCGGAGTGGATTAACACCGATGAAGTTCATTTTATCCCGGTTGAATATTCCGGCGAAACCCCGCGCATCGATATTTTGCACAAACACATGGCAGTGATCAATCACCCGGATGTAAACGAAGAATATTTCTGGATGAATGACGACATCTACCTGATCAATAAAGTGATGTATGCCGATTTATGCCTGCCCGTAGCGGTTAACGATTTAAACAGCAAGGCTCCAATGCTATCACTGCAAACTGTTTGGGGCCGCGACAACCTCAGAAGCCTCAAGTTATTACAGCAGGAAGGTTTACCAACATGGAACTATGCGGTACATATTCCGCACCGTTTCGAAAAAAGCAAGGTAAAATACCTGGTTGAAAAATATAATATGATTGCCGATCCGATTGTGTTGGAGCAAATTTATTATAACTACTGGTTTAAAGATTTTTTACCGTACTGGAGCGCTTTGGACTTGAAAAACAACCAGGGATTTTGCATTAACCGGCCATATCCCAACTGGGAAAATATGAAAGCCCAAATGAAGGTGAAGAAATACCTTAATAATTCGGAGGGAGGAATGAGCGAAGAAATTAAAAAGGTAATTATGAAGCTGTTTCCTGATAAGTCGCGATTCGAAAAGTAAACGAATTGTAAAGCCCTGAGTAATCGGGGCTTTTTTTATCGTCCTTTTTTTGTGCGCACAAAAAAGGGATGTTTAGCACAAATAATAAATCCATTATCATGAGTTTAACAACAGATTCCCGCGATCCCAGGCTTGGACATGGAGCAGACGACCAACCCGTTCCACAAAACGAAGTCTATTTGGTACTTTCTGCAGAAGAAATTGCCAAGGGATTTATCCGGCCTGTCAGGAGGTCATATATTCATGTAGGCAAAATAACTGAATTGAAGGGTGGAACAATTGAACCACTATCAAGAGAAGAAGCATCCAGATTTGGCGATCCTGATAAGTATGTTGCCTTCTTACGTTATCCTGAATCTGAATCTCCTTTAGTAGGTAAGGCACTCACACAGAAAGAAGTTGATAATGTTGGAAAAAATATTGGTGGTTGTGGATCGTTCACTACAATGAACCTAACCATTGCTGAAACCTATGCCAGAGATCCTAAATTCTACGGGGCAACTTACTGTTGCTCCTGCCAAAAGCATCTGCCAGTTAATGAGTTTGTGTGGGATGGAACGAATGAAAGAGTTGGCTCATGAAAAAGGTTGGAATAGTTTGCGATAATTATAAAGTCAATAAATTCAAAGAAGAACTTATTTTAAAAGGATTCACTGATTTCGAGGTTATTCCCCTTCCAAAAGATTGCAGCAATATAGTTGTAAATGTTGCTGTTGAATTAATATCGGAAATAAGTAAAATCTGCCAAACAGTTGAACTTTATTTCAAGCGAAGCAATTAAAAATAGAAGATATTAAAAAAACGAACTATGAAAGACTTTGTGAACCCATTATACAATCGGGGAACGATATGGAAATCGTATCGGTTAATTAATAAAGGTAGATGGCACATCAGTTGGAATAGTTTGCTTCGGTATGACAATCTAAAATTTTCGACCCCAAAACCCTGGTTGTGGTTCTTGAGGTTCTATAATCCAAAGAATTGCTTATGGTGTACACTACTTGGATTTACTTTTATTTGGTATAAACGAACAACTTAAATAACATGACCCCACAGGAAGAATTGGCCAATTACCTGGCCACCGGAATGAAGGATTACCCGGCTGGTGTCCGGATTTTCAAAAACCTGGGTGTTGACCAGGATGCAAATAATTTTTTGAGTACTCCAAACCCCGGCAAAATCCATGTTAACATGCTCCGGAATAAATTGCAGCATTACGCGAGGGTGTATGAGATAAAGGCAAAAATAACTACAGCCCCTCCCCGGCCCTCCCCGCGGGGGGAGGGAGTAAGAAATGCAGTGAGTAAAGTCGTCGGTACTGAAAAAACTACCGGAGGATCAGGGCGGGTAACGATTGATGCGAACCCGGTTGTACGGTTTGAAGAATTGCCTGCAGTATTCCAGGATAAATACAAACAAGCCGGCGAATTGTCGAATCAGAACAAAACGCTTCATGCTGAACTGAAGCAACTGATTGATGAACCGACGAAAAAGGAGCGCCGTGGTGAGCTGAGCGCTCAAATAATTGACAACAAAAAGACGGTCCGCCAGTTTTGGGATGATATTGACCGGTGGTGGGCCGAAAACAAAGATAAAGCCATGGAGCAGCGCATTGCCGACAAGGCCGGAAGGGATGCCGTTGATAAACTGAAGCGCATTAAGGCCAACAAAACCTATATCCGGAGAACTTACGGAACCGGTAAAAAAGCGGATGAACTTGCTGCCCGGATGAAAGAATTGGAAGGTTGGGGAATTGATTATACCGAAGACATTGCAAAATCAGATTTCAATACGGCTTAAGCCTGACAGCACAATCCCATACGTTTCGGATGCTGATTTTTCGACCCATGAGCTGATTGCCCATTTGTTGGATCAGACAGGGCCTGCCATAGTCCGGATCAGTTCGTTTTCGATTACCGAAACTGCTATCCGGAGTTTTCTGCACCTTCAGGAATCAGGCATGATCACATCGCTTACCTGTCTGTTCGACCTGAGCGTAAAGCGGTACCGTGTTGGATTGCTCTTTTTCGCGTCGAATGTTGTTAGCGAAATTGGGATGACGAACATTCATGCAAAATTGGTTTTCATCGAAAACGAGAATTGGAAAGTGCTTGTCATCACCAGCGCGAACCTGAACATCAACGACAAAAAAGAAGCCGGTGTAATCATTACCAATCCCTGGCATTATCAATCAATGTTAATCCATTACGAAACCTGGTATGCTGAAAGTTTAAAAGTAACTCCGGATGAATTTAACTGAAGTACAACTCAAAGAAATTGAATCGCTTTCGGGAATATTCCTGGAGCCTGAAGAAATAGCCATTTTGCTGGATCTAGACGAAGCTGAATTTATGAACGATATCCGGAAAAAAAAAGGCAATATATGGAACGCTTATTTCCGGGGAAAAACTGAAAGCAAAAAGGATATCCACACTAACATTGTGAAAATGGCTAAACATGGAAGCCCTCAGGCTGAAGAAATGGCCAAACAAATGATCACTCAACAAACCTTAGCCGAACGCCGTGCAAAAAGAGACCGATAGTTTTCTGGAAAAGTGCAACAAATACCTGTTTGATGATCAATCTGAACTCCCCGTTCATTTTGATGTCGACGAACAAAACATGATCATCCGCCTCAGGGATGCTTACGTTCACTGGCTTGCCCATCCGGAGAAAAACGACAGTGAAATGATTAATTACATCACGGAAACTTATGATGTAAGCCAATCAACAGCTTACCGCGATCTTCCACGGGTAAAAATATTAATAGGAAACGTGAAAAGCGTTAGCCGCGAATTTCACCGGCACACGGCAAACCACATGATCCGAGAAGGTTATAAGATGGCCGTTGATGCAGAAAGTTTGCTGGAGGTAAAACAGGCCGAAGCCATGATCCGTGCCGGTCAGGCCCTGGTAAAAGTGAACAAATTGGATAAAGATGAATCGGAAGCGCTGCCCTGGGAAGATATTGTACCACTCGACCTGGAGCCATCAACCGACGTTTCGGTTATCGGCAGAAAACCTATCGCAAATTTGAAAGAAATTCAGGCAAAACTCCGGAAAAAATATGGTGTACAAGTTGAAGATGTCAGTTATACCGAGGTGAGCAATGGAGAAGAAAGCGAATAAGAAAGCGTATTTCAACCCGGCACAAATGTACGTGCACGAGATCAGCCCAAACAGTAAATGTATCGTTGGCGCCCGCCGTTTCGGAAAATCTGACGGCATTGAAGGTCCTGATTTATTATACGATATTCAAAACATGCCAGGCTCATCAGGTTTTCTTTACCAGCGCAACTTCAAACAGTTGCTTGGTAAAACATTATCACACACCCTTGCCTTTTTGAAACGTTACGGATATCAGCGCGATGTTCATTATTTTGTTGGCCGCAAAGCTCCCAAATGGATGAACTTTAAGCTTCCGATAGTTGAACCTGTTAGTTGGGACCAGGCAATACATTTTTATAATGGAACTTGTGTTTATTTATTAAGCCAGGACGTGAGGTTTTCGGCCAACTCATTAACAACCGACTGGGGAAAGATTGACGAAGGACGATCAATCAATAAGGAAAAACTTTTTGAGGAAGTTATGCCAACATTGTCGGGCACAGAACCTCGCTTCGAAAGTTGCCATAAATGGAAAGGCTATACCATTGTTTCGGATATGCCAACCAGTAAAGAAGGTCAATGGATACTTGACCAGGAAAAGCTTATGGACCCTGAATTGATACAGGCCATTGAAAATACGATTGCCCATATCAATTACCTGAAAGACAAATACCGGTTTATGCCTGAAATGCCCGCGAATGCTGTCAGGGAAATGCAACAGCAACGCGACGAACTGTTTTTCCTGAGGCAAAACGCTTTCCTGTACAAAGAATACGACACCATTGAAAACCTTGAAATAGTTGGTATCGAATACATTAAAAAGCAGAAACTTATTTTGCCGCCGGTCATCTTCATGACTTCAATCATGAACAAACGGATACGCAAACTGACTGATGGTTTCTATCCTAATCTTACACCTGAAGTGCATTACTATGATGCCGACAATACTACTTATCTGGATAACCTCCGGACCGCAAAAGGCACACTCGACCTTGACCGCATTGCTGAAGACAATTGCCTGAAGGATGGTGACATTGATCCATCAGTGCCACTAGCCATTACATTAGACTATAATGCAAACATCAATTGGATCATAACAGGCCAACGTGCTGAGCCTGTTATGAAAACCCTATCGAGCAAGTATGTGAAGTTCAACCGAAAGATCAGGGAACTCTGCCGCGATTGGTGCGACTACTACCAGTACATCCGCAATAAGGATGTGATCTACTATTACAACTCCACTGCATTGGATGGCGCTTATGCTGATGAAGATGCACCAAACTTTCAGGAGATAGTTGTTGAAGAACTGTCGCGCCGTGGCTGGAGTGTTGAACCGGTTTATATCGGCAATACCTGGACACACAAAGTAAAGCATCAGGTTATAGATGATGCACTTAAGGGTCGGAAGTATCTGTTTCCAAAGTTTAACCGGGCGAACAATCCGGCATTGCTTCCATCAATGGAGATGTGTGGGATCCGAATTGGCCGTACTGGTTTTGAAAAGAATAAGGCTGGCGAGAAACTTGGAGAGACTGAAGATGATCCGCTCGAACTTCGTACCGACGGTACCGATGCATGGGATGATCTGTTTATCGGATTGAATTTTTTCGCGCGACAAGTTACATCACTACCGATGTCAACGGTGTTTAATCCTTAATAGCCACACTCACAAACATTCAAAATTTCATTCCATCCTTTCATTCAATTCTGAATGATTGTTTCACTACCCACAACAGGAGAATGTGCTTCGCATTCACCTGTTTTTTGCTTTCACACACATTTGGTATCGCACTACCTTCGTCCGTGCGATGGGTTTTTGGATAGAGCCCACACTATACATAATATATTCAACTTTCAGCATATAACGCCATTTTTGACCTTGTGCGCACAAAAGATGATCAGGGC